ATCTTTAGGTCTAAAAACTGGATACCAGTGGGTTGCTAATGCAGGGAGGATTGGATAATGGCAGAATCAACATCAGTATTTAATACACCAGTACTATGGATAAATGAATATCTAAAAGAAAAAATAGGACTCGATACAGGAATTGGAGTTCCATTTTTCCCATCACGACCAGCATCAATCGATGAGTTGACAGAGAGTTGGATTATAATTACTCCAGAAAGTACGATTGAGCCACAAAGACTTGCCTATGCTGGAGTTATGGCTACATGGGATAGGCTTGTTCGTATGCGTAGATCGCCATTTCCACACATAAAACAAGAGCAACTTTTATATTATTTTTATGCAACAGAAAGTGATGTTACTGAAAAAATGGTTCAGGTTCAGGAGAAGGTTCTTCGCCTAATGGATCGTGAAGACGAGACTGCAGAAGAAATTAACAAGTGGGCAAAGGCCAAAGGCCAGATAGATGGAATGGACTGTAAATTCTTTTTCCATAAGTTTAAGGTATATCAATTAGAAGAAGTCAGAGATATAATAGATTTCGGAACAGCCAGGACATATGGCGGAAACAAAATAATTATAGACTTTGAGTATCACCAGGTATCAAATAAGTATGAAGAGTCAGAAGGCTCAACTGCAGATAGACCAAGATATAATAAGGATACTATTACTGACGCAGGAATCCTTCCTTAAAAGGGTGTTATAATTAACTTGAGGAAACAAGCCCTTTTAATCCAAAAGAAAAAAAAGAGGTGAAAAATATGGCATATACACGTGGTAGCAGCAACAATATTATTGTTGGAGCAGCAGCCCTCTTCACACATGAAGACGGCGTACTCACAGACGCAGGACTTCCAGCATATGTAGCAGGAACATCATACAGAGAGACTCTCTCAAATGATACAGACTTCCGCAATGTTGGTTACACAATGAATGGTTTGGAAATTCAATTCCAGCCAGATTTCGGTGAAGTAGCAGTAGACCAGGTACTTGACGTTGCTAAGTTGTTCAAGCAAGGCATGCAGGTAAACCTAAATACTACATTCGCAGAATCAACACTAGAGAACCTATTGTTTGCACTAGCAGGCAAGGATGGAGATCTATCAACAGTATCAGGAAACCCAACACTTAATCTTTCAGCAGGAGACATCGGCGAATGCCCAGTCGAACGTGGTTTGGTTGCAGTTGGTCCAGGAACTGGAGATTGTGCAATTGGAGACGAACTCGAAAGAGTTTACGTAGCATACCGTGCACTCTCAATCGAGAGCGTAACAGTATCTGCAAAGAGAGATGAAGCGACAATGTTCGAAGTATCATTCCGTCTTCTTCCAAATGATGATGCGTCATACGGTAAGATCGTAGACCGCACTATCCCAGCAGCATAATACAACTTAATATACGAGAGGCTCAATCCTTCGGGGTTGGGCCTTTCTGTTTGGTATACTTATATAATGCCTACAGAAATATACAAAACCTCAACCATTGAACTTTTTGATGGAACAGAACTATATATTACTCCATTAAAGATAAAATACTTAAAGTTATTTTTAGAAGAATTTGAGAATGTAAAAAAATCAAATAGCGATGACGAGGCAATTAATTATTTGTCTAAGTGTGCAACAATTACAATGATGCAGTATTATCCAAGCATAAAGACACAAGAAGAATTAGAAGATAATATTGATATGCCAACAATTTATAAACTATTAGATTTTTCGGCAGGTATAAAGATAAATGAAAAGTCTAAAGAGCCAGTAAAGACTCAAGCAACAGAAAGTGGGTCAACCTGGGATGAGTTAGATTTAGCAGAGTTGGAATCTGAGGTTTTTTTGCTCGGAATATGGAAAGACTATGACGAGTTAGAATCATCTATGTCCATGCCAGAGATTGTAGCAACACTAAAAGCAAAAAGAGATCTTGACTATTCTCAAAAGAAATTTCTTGCTGCCATGCAAGGTGTTGATTTAGACAAAGCCAGTGGCAAAGGAAACGCATGGGAAGAAATGAAGGCAAGGGTATTCAGTGGTGGCCAGGCAGCAGACTCTAAAGATATTGTTGCACTTCAAGGAATTAATGCACAAAAAGCAGGTTTTGGAATTGGTATGGGCTTAACCTATGAAAAATTAGACGAATCTACACCGTCCAACGTGGTATAATTAATTGTTAACCTACAAGGAGGAAAACTATGGCTGACAAGCCTTTAAAAAATAGAAGCGTCAAACTAATAGACGGAACAGAAATTGAAGTAAGACCACTTAAGTTATCTTTACTTAGACCATTTATGGCTAAGTTTGCATTGCTTTCAGGAGTTTCCGAAGACAACGATAAGTCTATGGATATCCTTATTGAATGTGCACAAATTGCAATGAAACAATTCAAGCCAGAATTGGCAGAAGATAAGGCAGCACTAGAAGAACTTCTAGATCTTCCTACAGTTTACGAAATTATTGATGCAGCATCAGGTGTTCAGAACAACGACACAAGCGCAGTACTAACTTCGTTGACAAAATAAAATAAAAAGAGGTGTTTGAGAATTGGCAGATGTAAACTCTAATATAAATATTAATTTTAATACAACTGCCGCTCTCGCACAACTTCGTCAACTACAGGCAGGCCTCAGTAAGTTTCATCAATCACTTGCTGAGGGCAACCTGGCTGCTGCAAATGCTCAAAAAGGTTTAAACGCACAACTTATTCAGTCTGTTGGAGCCACAGGACATTTTTCTGCAAGTCAAGTTAAAGTTGCAGGCAGCACACTTGCTTTTACATCCGCATTAGAAAAAAATAAACTATCTCTTCGTGAGTACTACAGATACACAATGGCAGCAGCAACTGCCAATACTCGTGTTCTTGGCAGGGCTTTTGCAGCAGAAAGAGAAATTATTAACCGTGCTCGAAGAGATAGAGTAAAGGCCCTACAAGCACAATACATCCAGATGAACAAGTCCAATGCTGGATTTATGGATGCAATTCGAGTTATGCCAAAAAGCCTGCAGATGGCTAATGGAAAGTTTACAGAACTTGGAACAAGAATACAATACGCTGCACAAAGACAGCAGTTTCTTAATCAATTATTAAAGCAAGGCTCAACCCAACTTCTAAACTTCGGTAAGAATACTCAATGGGCAGGTCGCCAGTTAATGGTTGGTCTTACAATGCCACTTGCTTTGTTCGGCGCTGCAGCAGCGAAAGCGTTCAGAGAACTAGATGCAGAGGTTATAAAGTTTCGTCGTGTCTATGGAGATGCTTTTACAAATGACGCAGAAGTTGAAGCAGCAGTCCAAAATATAAAAAAATTAGGAAGCGAATATGTAAAGTATGGAGTCTCTGTTACAAAAACTATGGAGATGGCTGCAACTGCAGCAGCAGCAGGTTTTCAAGGGGATGCCTTATCTGCACAAGTTCAAACAGCAACAAAGTTAGCAGTTCTTGGTCAGATAGAACAGCAGCAGGCACTTGAAACAACAATATCTTTGCAAAGCGCATTTGGAATCTCTAGCGATGAACTTGCAAAGAAGATTGATTTCCTTAACGCAGTAGAAAACCAGACACTACTATCTATTGAAGACTTGACGATTGCAATTCCTAAAGCAGCACCAGTTGTAAAGCAACTTGGTGGAAATGTAGAAGATTTGGCCTTCTTCTTAACTGCTATGAAAGAAGGTGGAATTAATGCCTCAGAAGGTGCTAACGCATTAAAGTCTGGTCTTGCTTCATTAATTAATCCATCTGAAAAATCAGCAAAGTTTCTTGGTAAATTAGGCATCAACATAAAGGGACTTGTTGAGGCAAACAAGGGAGACATCAAGGGAACCGTAGTTGGATTTGCTAGAGCGTTAGACGAACTTGATCCACTAAATCGTGCAAGAGCAATTGAACAGTTGTTTGGTAAGTTTCAGTTTGCACGTTTGTCAACACTGTTTCAGAATGTAACAAAAGACGGATCTCAAGCATCAAGAGCATTTAAGTTAGCAGGTGCATCAGTAGAAGAATTAGCAATTCTATCCGAAAGAGAAATGAAGAAGATAGAAGATTCAACTGGTGTTAAGTTTCAAGCAGCATTAGAAAACATTAAAAAAGAAATAATGCCATTAGGAAAAGCATTCCTAGAGGCCTTGACTCCAGTAGTTAAGTTTTTCTCAGGGCTACTTGAAAAGTTTAATGGTCTTGGAGATAATACAAAAAAGGTTATTGCAATAATTGTTGCAGCAGTTGCAGGGCTTGGACCAATCCTGCTTATGACATTTGGTCTTCTTATGAATGGTGTTGCAAATGTTATTAAATTGTTTGCACTGCTTCGTGGAGGAATTGCCAAGTTAAACGGACAAACAAGTGTTATGGGTGCAGGATTCAACTATATGACACAAGAGCAGATTGAAAATGCTGCATCGTCTCAACAACTTCACCAGACACACACAAGATTGATAGAAGTTTTCAATGTTGAAAAAGCATCTGTAAATGCTCTTGCCTCATCTTATAACTCACTAAGCACACAGATGAGAGCAATGGCTACTGCCAACCCATCATTATTTGCAGGTGGAGCACCAGGTGCAGCCCGTGCAGTAAGAGGTTTGCCACCAGTTAAAAAGTACAAAGAAGGTATTTTAAGCGTTCCAGGTCCAAAGGGTGCAGGAGATGTTGTTCCAGCAATGCTTTCTCCAGGAGAAGCAGTTATTCCTACAGATACAACAAACAAATATAGAGGTCTTATAAGTGCAATGTTTAAAGACAAGGTTCCAGGATTTATGGCTGGAAGACTTCCTGGCGGACCAGGCAGAGGAATACCCCTATCTGATGGACCCGCAGCAGTTAGAAAAGCACAGCAAGCAAAGTATAGAAGACAAAACGATGCAAGACAAGGATGGAATGAACCTCATCCAGAAGCACCCAAGGGTCCAGTATTTGTTGGAATGCCAGTTAGTGCAGACAAGGCATCACAGTCTAGACAAATACTAGACAAGATATCAGAGCAGGCCAGTCTTGGAAGATTTGGCACCATGCCAGCGTCAAACTTTGGAACAAAACTTCAAGGCTTTAAGGGTTATAGTTTTCCTGAGCGTGGAATTGGCGGGGTATACAGAAAGCCTAACGGCAAGATCGTAGTAGTAAAGCCAACAATAGATGAGAAGACTGCATTAGCAGAAGTTCGCATGGCTGAGATAGAGGCTGCTAGAGGAATGGTAGTTCCAAAACAAACTATTAGAACAATGATAGACCCAACAGATCCTACAGGACAAAGAAAATTTATTGTACTTGAGTCTCCTTACGATCCAAGATTTGCAAACATGGATGGAAAATTTAGAAAGACTGACATGGTTAAGCAGTTAGTTGGATCATTACTGCGTGGAGACAAAGATTTACAAAAATCAAATGTATCTGGAAATAGGGTACCAGATGTAAGCAATGCTGGAGTATTTGATAGAGCATCTGGTTTTAGAGACTACGCTGAAAATATGCCAAGTTTTAGAGAGCAGGCAATGGTTAATCTCCTTGGTGTTAAGGGTGGAGCAAGAAAAGATTTTGCACTAGCAACAGCACCAATCGCAGCAAAGATGACCCCAAAGCAATATGACGATGAAATTAAGGGAGAGATTAATAGAAGCATTCCTATAGTGGAAAAAGTTATTAAGTCTTGGGATCGTGACTTACTTCCAGAGGAAAAAATTGTTTATAACAATATGCTTGAAAGACTTAAGGCTGGCGCAAAAGTAGAATGGGATGAATTCCAGCCAATCCATGCTCGTGCTGGACAGGATGTTATAAAAGCAAAAAAGGGTGTTAATTCAGACGCAACGCCTTCTGAAACTAAAAAACAACAATCGCTATATGAAATGGCTGCTCTGCGTGATAAATCAAAAACACAAATTGATAAACTTGTTAAACAATTAAATCAAGATATAGAAAATACATTAAAAGAATTAAAAAATACAAACCCAGCACAATATAAAAAAGCAATGGCGCTATTAGAAAAATCTGGAGTTACTCCAAAAGCAGATGGCTCCATAAACTTTAAAGAGTCTAAAGTTTATTCAGACTTTATAGAAAAAAATTTATTTTATAAAGATGGAGCATTTCACACGGCCAAGGCTATAGAAAAAGGCCAAAGCCCAACAACTTCTGCAAAAACTTATGATGCTATAAAAAATCAGATATTGTATAGAATGGGTGCTGCTCCAAAACCTGGTAAAGAAACATTTAGCAATAAACCATTTACTCCAGGTAGACTGCACGAAGACCTAACATCAACAACTCAATCTGGTGGCTGGAGAGCAAATATTGATCCAAAGAGTGATTTGTACAAGGCCCTAGATGCCGCAGAGAAAGATCATAAAGCAAGAAATGTTCAAAATCCAAAGAATGTTGTTTTAAATAAATTAAGAACTCAAATGCTTGCAGATGGCTATACTGTAAAACAAATTGATGCCATGTTGAGAACAGAGTTGTCACATCTTTCAAAAACTGGAGAGGCTGGCTTGGGTCCAGAAAAATGGAAGAGTGGTTTTGCTAAGTTTGATTTGCGATTAATTAATAGTTATGTAAACCCAGGAGGCAAGCCAGGGAAGCCAATTGAAAATCCAAGACTAGCAAAGATTTTGAATTGGGATGCTAGAAATGGCAATGTGTTGTTTAATCCAACACAAACAGCAGAATTAAAAAAGGCTTTAGAGTTTATGAAAACAGGAGCACACCCTGTAACTGAAGCCCAAGCAAGACTAGTTCGTGCAGCAGCAGAAGCACAAGTTCGTGCAGATGAACATTTAGCAAAATACAAAAAGGAAAACAACGGCGCAAAGCCAAAGGGTTTCCCAGACCTTGGTTCTGTAAAACAGGCTAAGGCAGTTTCTCTGCTTCTTAGAGAAAGACTTGGCGGTGGATACTATCAAGGAACTCCTACTATATATCGCCTTGGACCAGGCTCAGTTCTAGCACAACCAGGAGAATACTTAGCAGATTTAGAAAACAGAACAGCAGATAAACTTTCTGTTGGCAATACTCAATCAAGACCAATGGGCGCATCGCCATCAACAGGGAAAACAAGTGATAACTTAACTGTTGAAGAAACTCAAACAAAGAGAGTAGTTACTAAAGACCAAGCCCGTAAGGGTGGATTTACGATGCGTTCTAAGTCTACTGGAGATTCAAGTGTTAAATTAACTCCTTATCAAAGACAAGAACTTAAAAAGATTGCAACCAAATATCCAAACTTGAGCGAAACTCAATTAATGGATACGTTAAGAAGAAAACTAAAGGCTGACGAAAATATAATAAAGTCAAAAGAAAAGGAAGGTGCATCAGCAGCAAAGGCTGCACGACGTGCAGAACAACTTCCAAAGCAACAGGCTGCTCAACAGGCTAGATTAGACAGAATCGAAAGAGACAGACAAACAAGAATTATTCAGGCATCTAAAGATCAAGATAAAGCAAACAGGATGAATCGTGCAATTGACAGCAAGAAGCAAAGAATGCTTCGACAAGAAAAGGTTGGTAGATGGTCTGGTGGAGCATCTATGGCCCTTGGAACTGCTGGTATGGGTCTTATGATGGCTGGACAGCAAGGGGCGGGTATGGCTGCAATGGGTGCATCTGCAGTTGCTGGTATGGCACCAATGCTTGCTGGTATGTCTAGTTTTGGATTAGCATTAACAGCACTTGTAACAGTTGGTGGTGGTCTATTCATATTAGACAAAATGGCAAAGAAGGCAGCAGAAAGCCAGTCAAAATTTGTTGATAAAGTCACGGCAACAACTGAGCAAATGTCTGCAGTCGGAGCAATAACAGACAAAGTTGGAGCCAGCGAGTTATATAAAAGAAAAAGACAGCAGGGTACTGGCAATAGATTTACTGCAGGATTTGAAAGAGGTAAAGAGCAATTTGGAGAAACATTCATATCCTCTGAGGTTGGCAAGACAGTATATGAATCATTTAAGAAAAATTTAACTGCTGGAGGAATTGCATCTGCAAAGCAAATATCTTTACAGTTAGCAGCATATGTTTCTGATGGTGTTATGTCAGCAGAACAGGCTCACAGCGTAGCAAGTCAAATAGGAATAGAATTAAATAACTCTACATTGACATCTCAGATTAGTGGAAACCTTTTAGAACTAATTGGACCAGAAGGACAAGACCTTAAGACTGACCCACTAAATGTTAGAGTTAATCTAGTAAGAGAACAAGGAAAGATTAATGAAGATGTTGTAAAGGGTATGCAGGATGCTATTGGACAAGATTACCAATGGTGGAATCCAGCGAAATTTTTTGCTCCAGTATTTACAGAATCAGCAGGAGAAAAAGCAGCAGCAACTACTGCAGCACTAGGAGTTTCATCATTAGAATTAGCACAGGCACAGCAAGACTCTTTGTCTAAATACTACGATACACAAATTGAGGTATTAAGAAAACAAAAAGAGATTACATCTGATAAAGCAAAACAGAAAAAAATAGATGATGAGATTGCGGCTTTAGAAGGTAAGAAAAAGGATGGCTTAAGTTCTTTAAGAAATGAATCAAAAAAACTTTTAAATGATCAAGTAGCCAACTATAAGAAGGTTAAAAATATTGGACTTAGTGGAGACGACTACTATTCTAAAGCGTTTATGAATTCCGTAGACACTCAAGTAAGAACAAAATTTGAGGGAGATCCATATGCAGATGTTTTTCTTGGTTCTGCAAAAAATAATTTAAAGTCAGAAGAACTAGAAGTAAAAATTAAAACCTTCGTTGCCTATGAAGGAGCAACTCCAGAAGTTGGAACATCTCTTATATCAATGTTTGGCAAGGGTGAAAAAAATGAGGCCCAACTTGATGCAGCATTGGACTTGCTAATAACTCAAGATTCTGCAGAAACAATTGAGTTAGTAAATGCACTTAGTATTCTCGAAAGCGAGTCTGATGCAAAGAGAATATTCATTAAGATTATTGAAAAAGATCCAGCAGAAAGATCAGACCTAATTGACGCAATTGGGCTAGTTCAAAAACTACAGGGGAAAGAAATCAACATCGATGCATTCTTTTCTAGCAAAGATGAAAATGGCAATTCTATTGATCCTATGGCAAAACTTGAAGCCTTAACCAAATCACTTAAAGCAATTGACGATGTAAAGGGACCAATAACAAAACAAGTTTTAATTGAAACAAAAGAAATTGGTGGAGTAAGCCTGGATGGTCTTATACCTATTTTTGATAGATGGAAAAATCAACCTCAAGAAGTAATAAGAACAGTTATTGCACAATATATTGCAATACATAAAACCATAACAGATGGTGACATTTCCGCTGCCCGTGCAAGAGATATGGCAAAAGCGGTAAGCCAAGGCATTCCTTCCCATGCAGCATCCCTTATTGCTAACAGTCCAACCGACAAGGCATACAGAGATAAAATTGCTGGAGACACAGTAATGCAAATGACTGATCAAGAAATTGCTTCAAAAGCAGCAAATGATCTGCTAGATGATGATAGTGGAGGAAGTAAAAAAGCAGATCCATTTCAATTTATTTTAGAAAGATTAAAGAACGTTAGAAATGCTGCTATTAATGCAGCAGGTGGAATTAAAGAATTAAATAAGGCTCTAGCAGAAGGAAACTCAAAGTCTGTCCAGAATAAGTTTAGAGGAATAGAGCAACAGATGAATGCTCAAGGACGTAATAGACAGTTTATTGACTTTGCTATGTCACAAGATCCAACAGAACAGAAAAAGTATTTTACTACTGCAGGGTCTAAAATTAAGACTGGGAAAAACAAGGGAAGAATATTAAACCCATACGATAGTAAAAAGTTATTGCCAAAGACAGCAAAGTCAGGAGATGTTGTACTTTCTGAACTTGGAGAACTATACAATAAGGCCTTTGATGCAGCGGTAGTTGGAGAGTTTAATTCCTATGCAAGCAAGTCTATCTTATTACTAAATGAACAAGAAGCAGTAAGACGCAAACTGGTTGCTGCTGGATATGATGCTGTATCAATAGAAAATATTCTTCAGGATGAGTATACAACAGCAGCAATTGCTACTGGAAAGATAACAGATGAAGAACTAAAGACAAACGTTGAACTAAGCAAGCAGTTAACAAATAGACAAAAAATTAACAACTTAATTGCTAAGGGATCAGAAGCACTTAATCAACAAAAAAATATTAAACAAATTCCAGATGTCATAAAGTTTTTAGGAAGTCAGGGAGTATCTTCAAAAGCCCTAAAAGATATTATAGGTGATCCAGAATCACTAGCAGAAGCAATCGCAGCAATGGAAGACTACAAGTCGGGAGCAGCGGGAGCAGCAGACAGACTTAAAGATATCGTGGCTGGTCTTAAGGCTATACAAGCAAACTCAAATATAAAAATTGCTCTTGAGTTTGCAGTAAAAAATGTTGCAGATCAGATTCGTGATGGAGCAGATGCAGCAACCAAGGTGATGGATTCAAAGAGAACTGTCTATTCTTATTTGAACAGATCACAACTAGAAAGTGCAACATCTGCATACAGAGATCCAAACAAAGCCCCACAACAAGTTGGAAAAATTGCAACTGCAAATGTAGCAGCAAGATATAAGGCAGCAGGAGTTGCAATACCAACAATTCCTGCAGGAGCAAGTTTAAACAGCATTGGAAAAGAAAGAGCATCTCTTGGTAAAACAATAGATATAGCATCCTCAAACCTTCAAAGCATTCAAAGAAGCAGGTCTGAAATTCAAGATAAAATTGCTAATGCTCAAAATGATTTAGAAAAGGCACTAGACGCTGTAAATAATTCGTTTGATCAAACAATAAAGGGAATTGAAGATGTAATTAAAAAATACGAAAATAACATTAAGTCAATAGAAAAAAGTATTAAGGCAAAAGAAGATGAAATAAAAACAAAGTTTATCGACAAGATAGAAGCCTTTAACAAAGAAAACCAAATGCTTAACAACGACCTTGCAATAATGGACAAGGCTGCAGAAGATATTAATGAAAAGTATGACAAGCAGGTAGAGGCTTTACAGCAAGTAAATGATTTAAACAAGCAGATAATTGACTCTCAAGGTCAGCAATTAGGTTTGGCTGATGCTCTTTCTCAAGGAGATATTGCAGCAGCAGCAAGAGTTGCACAAGAAATGAGAGCCGCATCAGCAAATAGTCAAGCAGACATGATTATGCAAGGTCTTGAACTGTCCAGAACTAATGAACTAGGATCTCTTACTGGCGCAGAAAGCAAGATGACTAGAGATGAGATTTCAGAAAGACAGTTTGTTATAAGTCAAGAAATATATAGATTAGAAACAGACCCTGCTAGACTTGCAATAGAAAAAGAAATAGAGGCTTTAAACCTAAGCATATTGAGAATTCAAGAAAGCATTACCTTAGAACAAGAAAAAATTGAAGCACAAGAGGTTCTTAGAGCAGCAGCACTTAAGGCAGCAGAAGCAGCACACATAGCAGCAGTTGCAAATCTAAAAGCACAAGAAGCCAGCCTATTAGAACAAGAAAAAACTCAAGCAGAGATACTAAGGAAATTAGAAGCACAAGACTTAGAATTGGCATCTCAAGAAGCATACCTACAAAGTATTGCAGATGAAGCAGTTGCAATTGATGAGACAACTGGAATGACTCTTGAAAAGTGGCAAGAGACAGTCGACAAGATAACCGCTGTTGATGAACTAGCAAAATCATATGCGATTGCTTTAGCAGCAGCAGAAACATCAGCAGCAAACACATCAACCTCTTGGTCTACAATTTTAGACACTATTAATAAAATTCCTAAGAGCGTTGAGACAGATCAGATAATCAATGAAATTAGAAACATAACTGAATATATTACTAGATATGTTACTACAGTTAATCTTGGTGGATCTGGTGGAAATGATGGAAAAACAGGATCAGACAAAGCGGCAAAAGATGCAGCAGACAAAGCGGCAAAAGATGCAGCAGACAAAGCGGCAAAAGATGCAGCAGACAAAGCGGCGAAAGCAGCAGCAGATGGAGCCCTTAAATTACTTAAGGATGCAGAGGCTAAGGCAGATGCTGAATCAGCAGCAGATGCTTGGCTTGGATCATTTGGAAATTGGGGAGGACTAAGTTCTGGAGGAGTTGTTCCTAAGTATTTTGCAGATGGAGGATTTACTCCAAAGGGTACAGACACTGTACCTGCAATGTTAACTCCAGGAGAGTTTGTAGTTAGAAAGTCTGCAGTTGATCAGTACGGCGAAGGATTCTTAAATGATATAAATGTTCAAAGATTTTCAACTGGTGGAACAGTAAGTGCACCACACGGTCTAGGAATGTCATCTATGGGATCTGCAAAACCAAAGGCTAAAGAAGAAGAAAAAAGAGCAACATCATTATTTGATAAGAAGATATGGGAAAAAACTGCTAACTTCTTTGCGCTTCCATCAATAGCAAAAACTGCTTTGGATATTGCAAAGTATGGCGGTATTCCTCAAATGTTTGCTGCTAAGTTAGCAGGTCAGCCAATGAAGTCTGACATAAAAGACAACTTAAATGCTGCTCTAGCGGTTGCACCATTTCCAGGTCTTAAAGCAGTAAAGCCAATAATAAATAAGATAGGAAACGTAATTCCTAAAAGAATAAAAGAATCACTTGGTAAAAACGGTATAGATATATTTAGTAAAGTAGCAAGTAAAGCAAATGATGCCCCAGCGCCAACTACAAGTTTAGTGGAAGAAAAACTAACTATTCCTACAGCCTCTACTGGAAAGGGAGAATGGGATAGCACAGAATGGGGCAAGTATGACGATTGGGTTCCAGGTCCTCTTCCTCTTAAGTCAAGAATTGCTAGTGCTCTATATGGCAATGGTGGCCCAATTGGAAGAGCATTAGAAAGTGCCTTTCTTGCTCCTGGAAGGTTTGCAAGCAACCTTCAAATTCCATTACAAAGTGCGTGGAAATATGGAGGCAAAGATACAAACATAAACGAATCATTCTTAAGTACTAAACTTGGAAGCACATTAGCATCTAAAGCAGTACCATATGTTTCTGATTTAGGTAAAAAGATTAATCCTAGAAGACTTCATGAAACAGATATTCAAGACCTTTCATATCTTCAAAAGTCTATGTTTGATGAAAGTAAAAAATATTCAAATGCTTCATATTCTAATATGTTTAAAAACATAGGAAAAGATATGATGGACCCAGTTAAGGTAACACTTGGCAAATTAAAAGAAGCAATAGTTGCTCCAATAGCAAAACGACTTGCAGACACAAACTTTGGAAGAAATATAAGTCTTGCACGTTTAACTAGGGAGGTAGGTGGAGATGATGCAGAGGCATTTGTAAAACACTACAAGACTCAGGCAATCATAGACTCAATTCCAGGTGGATTAGGTGCTTTGATTACAATGAAGCGGGGCGTTCATAGACATGGAAAGCCTATAGATGACCTTCCGTCTCCTTTAGAAAGATATTTAAAATCAAAAACAGATCCAACAGCAACACCAGTTAATGCCTTTGGTCCAGGACTGTATAGTGCAACTAGTCCACTAATGTCTAAAGAGCATTTTGGACAATTTGGGTCTTATCAATATGGAATAGACTTAGAACCACGTGCAATCGCTAAGGTTTTATCTAGCAAAGGATTTATAGATCCAGAAGGATTAAAAAAGTTTAAAGAAGCATATGTTAAAAAAACTGGTATTCAGCCAAGAGATATGAGCAGTATAAATGCTGACATAACTGATCCATTTATGCAAGAACTACTTAAGGCTGGTTATATTGGATATAGACATGGAGATGCATACACAAATTGGGGTGTTGGAAATATTCCTGGAATGAACCTAAAGGTTGTGGATGCCCCAGATCTTCAGGCAGTAGTAAAAGATGGTAGAGTAGTTATGGTTCCAAGAACAGATATTCCTGCTATCGTTGAACCAAATCTAAAAGAAACTTCAAAAATTGGTACAAGCAAATCTGCTGTTGCAACTATGCTGGGAACAGTCGCTGGTATTACTGGTCTTTCTTTATACGGTGCATCAAAGGCTATTGCAAGCATTCCTTCTTTAGGTTCTACTTCACAAGTAAGTTCCGATGATAAAGTTTTAAGTGGTGGGTTTGGCAGTGGCGGTGGCGGTGGAATGGCAAGTATGATGATGCTTTCTAAGGGTGGACTAGTTCCAAGTTACTTCGCTAAAGGCGGATACGCTTCTGGAACAGACACTATCCCAGCAATGCTTACCCCTGGAGAATTTGTAATGAGTAAGTATGCTGTACAGTCTCATGGAGCAGATACAATGAGGGCAATAAATAATGGCTCATCAGTAGGCGACTCAGTGTATAATTATAGTATTAGTGTTAATGTAAAATCAGATGCAAACCCAGATGAAATTGCAAGAGTTGTGATGACACAAATAAAGGGTATTGACTCACAGAAACTCAGGGGGAATAGATTATAATGGCAACTAACACATATATGTCTGGAAGAAAAAAATATTCAAGACCACAGGCAATGCTATTTGCAGACAACCAGGGAACGAAGGTTGATGGATTTCATATTCCTTCGGGAGTTGAAATAGGGTCAGCAGCAGCCTCTGGAGACTCTTCTGGCGAGTTTATAATACTATCTGATGATAACAGGTCACCCATAACCTTTAATCCTTCCAGAATAGAAAAAAAGGAGAGAATGATTAATGGTCGTATGAGATCTTATCATATTGCCGATAAACTTCAAATATCAGTATCCTGGGACATGCTACCATCAAGAGCATACGATACTTATCCTGGATTTGATTCTAATGGAAATCCTAACATGGTTAAGACAGAAACAAGACAAAGCCCCCTAGAGTTTACTAGCGACGGAGGAGCAGGCGGTGTAGAACTACTTGACTGGTATAAAAACCATAAAGGATCTTTTTGGGTTTACCTTGCTTATGATAAGTATACTAATTTTAGCAATGATCCACTAACTGTAGAAGATGATAGATTTAAAAATACAAACAAATACAATGAGGTAATAGAAGTATTTTTTGCAGACTTTAATTATTCAGTTATCAAAAGAAGTGGTTTGAACTTTGATTTTTGGAATGTTGCCTTAACACTGGAAGAGGCGTAATGTTCCAGGGTAAAAAATTACAAAATCATTTAGAGACAAGTTCTTCTGTAAAGACACAGTCTGCAGTTGTAGTTGAGTGGAATATGAACATACCCTCAAATATATCTATTGCTGGAAACTACCGATACAGGCCAAACACTAGTGGCTCTATTTATAGCGCACTTCCAAACACCTTTGATCCTTCCGATGCTGGAAACTATTACACTGGGGCAACTGATGCAGACGTAAAAATTGATGGAGGCTTTGATGATAATGGAGAGCCAACAACTTTGACAGCATACAAAGAAAAGTTAAAGATGCTTTACTCTTTAGAAGATTGTCTAAAGCCACAAAGACCAAGATCTGGAATTAACAAAGCAACATATTTAAATGGTAGATACTTACACAACCCAAATATTAATATGGCAAAAAGACCAAGATACTATATGCCAGACAAGAATGATCCATTTAAATACTGGACATCTTTTAGAACTGAAAATAAAATTGAGTATGGTGTTGCAAATAAAACTATAAATGGAAGACACAGAATAGAAGATGCTGCTCCATTCGTTGTATACAAGCAGCAAGTTCCAGCAAACAGAGTTATTGTAAAGATGCAAACCAATGTTGGAGAACTGGATTATGGAACATTTTCAAACTCAGCAGGTACATTTTTAGATCCATACTTTGGCGATACAAATAAAACAACTCCAGATAGATGGAAGATTCAGGTTTTAAAAAATAACAACTGGGTAGACGCTGTATCGTTTACAGACAAAGACAAAAGAAAAGATGGAACAGATATAATTAAGTCTGATGGATACGTTGAACTTTCTTATGGCCTTATAGTTCCTAAGTTATATTCAGATATATTTATTTTTAAAGGAGAACTACCTTCTGCAACTCTTAGACCAGATACCGCAGAAGAAGGGCATTCGTTTTTAGTAATACAAAATGATGGAGAACTTGGCACATATCATATTTGGTACGACTCTGAATGGAAAACATTTACTCCAACATATGGTTGGAAACTTGAAGAAAGTTCTGTAGACAGTCTAACAAACTTTGTAACTGATTTAACATCCCCAAAATACTACAACTCTGGTACTGCTAAAAAATATAAAGAGTTTGAATATATTTCTGGAATTAGAATCGTAGTTGAAAGCATGAATAAGTTTGACTCAACATTTGATTTAATTGAAATGTCTTCTAGACTATCGGCAGACATTTCAGACAGAGTGTTAAATTTTTCAGTTAATAAAAGCGCATCAGACCTTGGTGCAAGCGGACTTCCTGTTGGGCAACTACTTGCATCTACTGGTAAACTTGAACTTTTTGATTTTGATGATGCCTTTAATGCAAACAATACAAATAGTGTTATTGGAAAGTATGTGTCAAAAAACATACAAGTAAAACTTTACGAGATAATTATGGATGTAGAAGGTGTGGACTACTACGTTCCAATTAAAACTATGTACTCAGATGGATTTCCAAAAACATCAAATGATTCAAAGCAGGTATCTATTGACCTAAGAGATTTATACTTCTACTTTGAATCTCAAACTGCCCCAGAAATTCTTTCAACAAATACATCAGTGAGCGCAGCAGTTTCACTTCTTTTAGACTCAATAGGTTTTTCAAACTATGTATTTAAAAGAGTAGACGGAGAATCAGAAGCCATAATTCCATATTTCTTTATACCACCAGAAAAAACTGTTGCTGAGATATTAGAAGATATAGCAATCTCAACACAGACAGCCATGTTCTTTGACGAATACAATAACTTTGTAATGATGAGTAAAAACTATATAATGCCATCATTAGCGCAAAGACCAACAGACATAGTTCTGTACGGGTCCTCTGACTCACAAGATTCTGGAGTGGTTAAAAACGAAAGAACAAAAACAAAACTTGCAAACATTGTAGAGGTAACATCTGAAGACAACGATGTTTACAATGATGGAAAGATTGTTTATACAACAAGACATATTCAAAGATCTATTGGAAGCATAAAGCAGGCAAGCCTTGTAGATGCCGAAAAGACCTGGATATATAAGCCAGTACTTTTGTGGGAAGTTGCAGGTACAGAAAATACTAAGTCTGCTAATGGAGAGATTGGAAACCAGTCTACGTACATGTTAAGCGCAATACCATTAAACTCTAATCTTTCTGCCACAGTTCCAAATGTTTCTAATAACGTAGTTGTTAATAATGTTATGGATTTAGGAGAAGGAGTTTACTGGATAACAAGATACAATGGATATTTTTATTCTAACGGAGAGATTATAAAGTATGATGCTGTTCAATATAATATTTCTGGTACTGGAGATGTTTGGATTAACAATGTGCAAGAGTATGAGAAGTACTTTTCATCCCTTCCTTTTAACGGAAAGATTTATCCAACTGGCTTAGTAAGAATATATTCTGAACCAAACTACGAAGAAATTTCTGGAATTGTAAAGTTAAAGAATGGCCCTGTTGCAAAGCACGGAAGAGGACAGTTTGGAACGCCAGTAACACTACATACTGCTGGCTTAAATCCATACTGGTCAGACAACGCAAATGTTCGTGGATGTACAATGGACTCAAAGTATTTATTTAAATCAGATCAAACATTGCCAGATACAAGAGTTTTTGCAGCAGGACTAAGCAACACCCTTGCACAGAAAACAACAAGAAATGGCATTATTAAAAACTTTCTTTCATCAAAGTATATTGCAGAGACAAGCATTAATGCAATGCTTTCAACACAAACTGGAACAGTCCAGTCCTCTGCTTTGGTTATGAATGGTCCAGGGTTTACAACAACAGAGTCACCAATTGATTTTATATCATATGTGTACAAGCCATTAACAAACAAGTATAAGCACTTTGGAACTAGAATGAGAATTATTGGTAAAATTGAAAATGATATTAATCGTGGCCAGACACCAGTAGGGGGATCTACTTACTACACTGTTCCAGGAACTACTCCAGACAAGAACATAAGTATTGTCGGTGGGTCAGGCGGTCTTGGTGTGATGATAAACCCAGAAACAAACAACGGGTATTATTTTGAAATCATTGCGTTAGGAGCAAACAAACTTAATAACTCTGAGAAAGACAATGTTCACAATGTTATATTTTATAAACTAAAGGCTGCTACTGCTGGAACAGAAACCACATCTGCAGTGCCAGTAAAACTGTATGAAGGACTTACAAACATAATTGTAGACGATGGAAAATTTACGGGACAGTACAGAATGGCTGCAGAAGAAAAACCAACAGTATATGACTTAGCAGTTGAGTATCAAGACATAGGCTCACGCAGAAGGTTTTTTCTATACCTAAACAATAACCTAATTGCTACAATAGATGACACTGACCCGCTTCCAATATACAATAACATGTCATTGTTTGTTCGTGGATCTTCAAGAGTTATGTTTGAAAATATCTATGCATTGGCAAACAACTATTCACAAAATACAGCGTTTCAAATTGATGCTCCAATTAGTTCAGCATTCGGAGACTCTGAAATAAATGCAAACGATTCATTTATGAAATACGCCATGTCAGGTGCAGTTCAATCAACCTATCTTACTGGGATTAGTTCTGCTGAGCCCCCAAAGTTTAGCATGTACTTTGAAGAGTTCGGAACAATAATGAGAGAAGCAGCATCATTTAATTTTAAATATGACAAGGCATATCCTGCTTTGTATGCAAAGTTATCTCCAACATTTAATAGATTAAAGGGTTATGCTGTTTCAGGATTTAGAGCAGGGGCATATGGAGCAGAATTTTTAATATTTAATTCTACAGACACAGCACTCAGCCTTGACGAGACAAGCGGAAACTATCTAAGAATTCAAGGCATTACATTTACTCAGCAATCAAGCAACGATCTTACTGTGGATGAATACTTTTCAAAGAATAGTAATTTAGCAGACCCACAGTTTGTTGCTAATTCGTTGGTATCATATCCTAATAAAATTGCAAAAGATTATGAGGACATAAAGTTAAGTCGCATGACTTATGGCAAAAAAGATTTTTCATTAGAGGCTCCATATATTCAGTCACATGATGACGCAGAAAACCTTTTGGCTTGGGTAATTAAAAAAATAATGAAGCCAAGAAAGTCTATAGGTGTTAAGGTTTTTGCAAACCCAATGATTCAACTTGGAGATATTGTATCTGTTGACTACACTGAAAATCAAATAGATAAGGTCGGATCTAAGGACTCAAGGTTTGTGGTATATAATATAGAATATTCTAAAGAAAAATACGGTCCAGAAATGACAATATTTTTAAGTGAGGTAGTGCAATGACAACTGATTCAGTAGCAAATCAACCAGCATCCCAAGCAAAGCCAGCAGTTAATCCAGCGGTTAAGGTTGCAACTCCTTCTTTAATTGCTCTTAGCAATCCACCACTTGAAATTGATATTATGGCAGATCTTATATTTGAAAATATAGGAGGCCAAGAATTAATCAATATATCAAGAAACGATATTATTAATGGACAAGATGTTTTGTATAGCCCAATTAAAAACCTGCAAAGCCTTTACTTAGAATACAATCCTAACAATATAATTAAACTTGAGAACACAGCAGATACTTATTTTAAGAACTTTCCAATCAGGCTTGAGAACAAAATCCCATCAGTAGGCTCAGGTCCTGCTGGACAGATAGTCTATATAGATCAAACAACAGGTGATTTGGTAATCAATGTAACTAACCTTGATTCAGATGAGCAAATAGAGGTTCAAATAGTAAACAACGGTGAGATACTTAATGGTACAATATATGGGGCGGTATAAAAAATGATAACTAATACAGGCAAGAATATTCTGGCAAAGTATCTTGTAGGTCAAGCACCTGCATATGCTTCATATATTGCCATAGGCTGTGGAGCAAAGCCACTAAATACAGACGCAACTCTTGGAGACTACTCAGGTAAACAGGCATTAGATTTTGAGATGTTTCGTGTGCCAATTACATCTCGTGGCTATGTTACAGAGGGCGGACAATCAAAGATAGTCTTTACTGCAGAACTTCCTACAGCAGAAAGATATGAGATTACAGAGGTTGGTGTTTGGTCTGCTGGATCAAATCCAACAGCAGGAGCATATGATAGCAAGAACATTTATTCATTTACTTCAAATGAAAACTGGGAATACCATGGAACGACAACAGCAACAGCGATTCCTGTATACTACACACCATTAGATTCAGATGACAACATTATAAATATTACGGACCAAGTGTTTCAAACAAATGCAGACAACAAGATTTTTACAAACCAGGAACGTGTGAACAGGTATGAAAGATGCAGATTCTTAAATAACATTATGGTTATAAGAGGAGACATGACAAACCTTTCTGTATCTGGTGGCCATTTGGTTGTTCCACCTGCCTCAAAGCATATACACCTTACTGGCGCAGCACTTGACTTTAATAAGAATGCACCAACAGACGATCTTAGACTTGCATTTTCTGTAGTCAATAAAGACGGAGAATCAAATGTTCAGCCAGATGAGGTTAGAATAATGATAGAGTTTGCAGAGTCTGATGTTCATGGAACTGGAGAGTGGGCAAGGTTTGAGACAGTAGTTAAAGAGTCTGATCCTGGTGTAGATTTTGCAACTAATAGATATTTTGTTTCACAGAAATCATTCCAAGATTTGTACAAGAGCAACGGTTTTACTTGGAGCGTAGTTGATGTTGTAAAGTTTTATGTTGCAGTAATTAAAAATGGCGCAGTATCAGATGATTACTATGTATGCTTAGATGCATTGCGATTAGAAAATACTACATCTTCAAACCCAGTCTATGGTCTAACAGGATACTCAGTCATTAAAAATAAAAATGCAGAGACGATTACTAAGACTGCTAATACAACTAATCATATTGAGTTTAGGTTTGGGATGGATGTTCTATAGTGTCAGACTCACAAATAAAAAAGGTAGTTATCAAAAAAGAAGATCTTCCAGCATTTAATGGAACCACACAAAAGCACTCTGTAAGATATAGAGTAGTCTCAGAAGACAAGAACAGATCTTCTCATTGGTCACCGTATTATTCTGTATCAAATCCATCTCCAGAGCAATTAGAATGCTCTGTAACAGTAACTGCAAATGTAGTAAATATGGTTTGGAAGCAGCCTACTGTATCGGCAATTAAGCAATATGATATCTATTTTAAATTAGATAGTGCTGACTGGGTATATATATCAAGTTCATCGTCAACCCAGTTTTCAACACTGATTGCAGATTCAGTCTCAACTCTGCGTGTTGCTGTACAACTTCCAACATATCCTAAGCAATATTTTTCTGGGGCTGCATTATTTACCTCATCGCCAATAGCGGTTTAGTGGTATAATTATATAACCATGGCAAAAATACCTTTACCAGAAAGAGGACAACCTTTAGATGTTACATACATCTCTCAGTTGGCCCAGGCAGTCAATGAACTGTCAACAGCAATATCACCATCAACATACAAGTACACCTCAATTGATACACCTAACGCTGGTAAGCAAAACATTAAAGCAACAGAGGCAAGAGTAATTGGTGGATATGTTCGTGTTGTTAATAGCGGTACCATAACCGCAGGTGAAGAAAAATCTTTTACATATTCTTTTCCAGGAGAGTTTAAGTACTCCCCAATTGCAACAGCCACACCAATCAATACTGGCAATACTGTTGCTGGCAAAAATGTAACAGTTGTCCTTAAGAGCGTCACAACTTCAGGCCTTGAAGGAGTAGTTAGATTTAACACTTCTGGAGATGTTTCTGTAGATGTAAACCTTATTATCATTGGCGTACCAAACTAATGCTGAAATGTACAAAGTGCAAAGGAAGAATGTTTCTTGATAGACAGTACAGCACAATCGGCCACCTTGAAACATATTGTATGTCTTGTGGCAACAGAAATTTTTTTAATCCACCAACAAGTTCTGCGGAGGGTTTATGGCTATTAAAAAGGGAAGTATCGAGAGCGAAGGCTACAATGTCCTCCCTGTAATTCCAGGGAATAAAAAAGTTTGGTTCTTAAACGGAGACTTAGTAAGAGTCCATCATCTCAATAAGTCTAATGGTATTATGTCTGTTTACAATATAACAAAAGATCAAATTGAAAGTTGTTTAATTTCTGATTTTAAAAAGAAGCGTGAACGAGCATACACTGTTAGAGAGACTGCTGATTTAGTTAATCGTCATAAAAAATACATGCCATCATTAATGAGACGAGGAATCATTCCATTTCCAACGGGATCTCAAAAGGGAGGCGCAAGAGGATTTCAAGTAAGATCATATTACTCAGAATCACAGGTAAGAGAGATTCGTGATATACTTGCTACATACCATATTGGTAGACCAAGAAAAGATAATTTAATAACAAACGATATCACCCCAAGCAAACAAGAGTTGACACGAAGAATGGGCGATGGTATACTTACATATACGAGAACTGAAGATGGACGATTCATTCCTATCTGGTCTGAATCTATTTAACGAAGGGTATGAAATGTCAGACAGCAATTATGTAGTAACGAATGAACCAACAAAGGTATCTGTAACGCTTGGATACACATTAAATCTAGGAAATTTTCAATCACTAAGACTTGATCTTGGCGTTGTAGATTCACGTAAAAGTGAAGAAAATGTTAACCAGGCATTTGAGCGTGTGTATAAGTTTGTAGAAGATAAGTTAACTGAAAAGATTAACGAAGCAAAGTCTGAAATAAACGAGTAATGGCTGAACGCAAAGACCGTATGGCTTTGCTTTCAAGATACAGCAAGTATCATACCGCAAGGTACGAGTCAAAGCCATCACTTAATCTAAACGTAGAGCAGTGGGCCTCTGATGGCCTTGTAGAGTCATACGGACTTTCTGGGTGTTACGATATACTTGAGTATTACTTTTCAGTTGCAGAGAATCCGTCGTGGAACTACTTTGCTTATAACGCAGAAAAAATTTTACAGGCACAAAAAGATAAAAAAAGAGACGATGAAGAGAGAGCAGAGCGTAGAAGAATGGCAAAGGAGTGGCTAAGTGAATAATACAGAGTCCAAACTAATTACTGCAGTTCTTCAAGACAAGCAGATTCACGTTCTTTTACAGGCAAACGTAGACAACTTGCTCAGAACTCATGGAGATATCTGGAACTTTATCAGGCTATACTTTGAGAATAACAAGTCTCTTCCTCCTGCAGAACTTGTAACAGAAAAGTTTAGAGACTTCTCACCAATAGACAATGTTGGTGCAACTAAGCACCATTTAGAAGAGTTGCAGGGCGAATACTTAAATGACAGCCTAAAAGATATATTAAGGTCTGCTGCAACTAATGTTCAGAATAACCAAGGCAATGTTGCACTAAATGATTTAATTACACAGACATCAGAGTTAAAGAAAAATACTTCAGCAATTCGTGACATTGATGTAACAGACTTAGAGTCTGCAATTGCATACTTTGAAAACCTAAAGATTCAACAGGCAGCAGGTCATGTTGGAATTAAAACAAATCTTCCAGGATTCGACAACTATCTTCCTTCTGGAATTATGCCAGGGCAGTTAGGAGTCTTCTTAGCATACCCAGGTATAGGAAAGTCCTGGATGGCTCTTTACTTTGCTGTACAGGCCTGGAAGCAGGGTAAGACACCACTTGTAATCTCTCTTGAGATGTCTGAGACAGAAGTTCGTAACCGTGTCTTTACAATTATGGGAGAAGGACTTTGGTCACATAGAAAACTATCTAACGGAGATGTTGAGTTAGACACTCTTAAGGCTTGGCACGAAAGACACTTAAAGGGTAAGCCAGAGTTTCATATTATTTCAAATGACCAAGGTGGAGAAATCAACCCATCAGTTCTTCGTGGAAAGATTGACCAGTACAAGCCAGACTTTGTAATCGTTGACTACCTTCAGTTGATGGCTCCAAACCAGAAGTCAGATAATGAAACTGTACGAATGAAGAACCTTTCACGAGAACTTAAACTGATGGCTATTGGTGAAGAAGTTCCTATCATTGCTATCTCATCTGCTACACCAGACGATGTCAATGATCTTAGCGGTGTGCCAACTCTTGGACAGACAGCATGGTCGAGACAGATTGCCTACGATGCAGACTGGGTTATTGCCTTGGGCCGTGCATCCAATAGCGACATTATTGAGTGTGCTTTTAGAAAGAATCGTAATGGATTCATGGGAGATTTTTTAGTCCAGGTTGATTTTGACAAGGGATACTACAGGTACAAAGATTATGAAGATAAGTAGTTATAATATGGTATGTCGAAAAGTAAGGAAAATATTCCGCCTACCTTCTATCATCATAAGCCTATCAAAAAGTTTTACCTTGATGGGGTTATACATGATGAGTCAGCACTTGGCAGACTTAAGGAAGAGTATGTTAGACTCCTTGAGTCAGAGATGCGACTTTCGGGGTATGTTCCAAGAATCGATATATTACCAGACTTTACATTAGACTATAACCACAATAAAAAATATTTTGAATTTCAGTTAACAGTACACGGAACATATACGGGGAGAAAACAAAGCGAATGGATAGCAGGAATAGACGGAAGCACAGCAATCTATACACAAAAGAACAAATCAAAAGAGTTCTCACAGGAACAGGTGTAACGATTGAGTCTGAGGTTGACTCAGACTATATTATTTTTTGTCCATATCACAACAACAACAGGACCCCAGCGGGAGAAATAGATAAAAACAACGGAACCTTCTTTTGCTTTGCATGCCACCACGTAACTGGATTTATCGAATTTGTTATGCACATGTCAAACAGGACATACTTTGAGGCTGCAAGATTTATAAAGAGCAAAGAGACAGATACAAGTATTGAAACAGACATTGACAGGGCACTATATAAAAAGCCAGAGTTTACAATGTTTGACGAGTTAGTTCTTAAGCGTCTACATAATAACCTTTTATCATCTGATAGAGCAAAAGATTATTTTACTTATAGGAAAATAACAAAAGATTCTGCTTCTAAATTTTCTTTAGGGTATTCAGATAAACAAGATATGGTTACTGTTCCAGTTCACAGTCCAGATGGCTTACCAATTGGGTTTGTTGGCAGATCGATTGAAGGTAAGGAGTTTAAAAATACTCCAGGACTTCCAAAGTCTAAGACATTATTTAATTTGCATAGGGTAAAAAGTTCTGGAACAGTTTACGTTGTTGAGTCATCATTTGATGCCATCAGGCTTGATCAGGTAGGACTTCCTGCTGTCGCTACACTTGGATCAAATGTTTCTAATATACAGATAGAGTTGCTTCAAAAGTACTTCAATGATATAATTGTTATTGCGGATAATGATGAAGCAGGTGGAAATATGAAAACCAAGATAGTTGAAAAACTTGGTTCTCGTGTATCCGTAATACAACTAAATAAAGAATATAAAGATATAGGCGACATGGACGATAAGTCAATTAAAGAACTGGACTTCCAGTTTGACAAATCAATACAGTCTATGCTAAACTAACATAACGACACAAAGGAGAAACACATGGCAATACTAAGAGGAATCAAAGAGATGGGCCCAGTACTAGATGGCCCAAAGGGTGGCGACGGCCCAAAGGTTAAGTGGCTAAAACTTGCAGACGGTCAGTCTGTAAAGATTAGATTTTTAGAAGAACTTGACGAAGACTCAGCAAACTACAATGCAGAGCGTGGTCTAGCAATCGTTGTATCAGAACACACAAACCCAAAGGACTACAAGCGCAAGGCTGTAGACACAATGGATACAGAAGGTCGTGACTGGGCTGAAGAAATGCACCGCAAGGATCCAAAGGCTGGCTGGAGAGCACGTCTTCGTTTCTATTGCAACGTTCTTGTAGACGATGGCATTGAAGCACCATATGTTGCAATCTGGTCAATGGGTATCAGCAAGCAATCATCATTCAACACAATTCGTGAGTATGCACTTGAAACAGGAAGCATCTCAAATGTACAGTGGAAGTTAAAGCGTAATGGTCAGGG